AAGATTAACAGCAAATATCGCGCGCGTGCGACTGGTTATGGCCTTGCGAACTTTGAATACGTCGATGTTGCAGTTAGAATCAACATCAACAAAGACAGGCACAAGACCCATTTGCGTTAGAGGGAAATACGTGGTGCTCCAGCTAACAGCGGGGACGATAACCTCGTCGCCCGGTCTAAGATCAAATGGGCCCTGTATTAGTGCAGATACAAGAACAAGGTTTGCAGAGCTACCACTGTTTACCATCACGGCGTGGCTAGAGCCAACCTTCTTTGCAAACTCGTCCTCAAACTGTCGCACGCGCTCACCCATCGTGTAGCGCCCACTAGCCATAACCTTTAGAATGGCTAGCTTCTCACCCCAACCCCAGCTATCGCTTGCGAGAGAATACTTCTTCATTTCATGTCCTCCATAACCATCTCTTGGATAAGTTCTTCAAAAGTCACTTTTGGTACCCACCCAAGCTTATTTTTAGCCTTATACGGCATGCCATGTAAAAAATCAACTTCATTTGGTCTACGATATCTATTGTCCGTTTGAACCAATATCTTACCGGTATTACTGTCGGCACCAAACTCACCACTGCGAGTCTTGTGCCATTCAATCTTGATGCCAACATTCTCAAATGCAGTTTCTACAAGATATCGAACAGTAACAGTTCGACCAGTTGCAATTACATAATCATCAGGCTTTTGCTGTTGAACCATAAGCCACATTGCTTCAACATAGTCTTTAGCATGACCCCAATCACGTTTGGCTTCAAGATTACCTAATACTAGAGGCACATCGCAACCCTTAACAAGTCTAGCTACAGCCTTTGTGACCTTGCGAGTCACGAATGTCTCGCCCCGACGAGGGCTTTCGTGATTGAAAAGAATACCGCAAGAGATATGCATACCGTATGACTTACGATAATTGTCACATAGCCAATGTGCATATAGCTTCGCAGTACCATATGGGCTACACGGTTGAAATGGTGAACTTTCATCTTGCGGTCCAGGTGTAAACCCGTACATCTCTGATGTACTAGCCTGATAGATGTGGCAGTTATCTGCGATACCAGCAGATCGCACAGCCTCAAGAATCTTAAGCATACCAAGCCCGTCAGCCATCATGGTGTATTCGGGCATTTCAAAGCTGACCATAACATGCGACTGCGCAGCGAGATTGTAAATCTCATGCGGTCGCACCTTTGCGATAATTGCTGATATCGCAGAGCCATCTGTCACATCACCGTAATGCAACTTGATGCTATTAAAGATATGATCAATTCTACCAGTGTTAAAAGACGATGACCGTCGAATAATACCGTGCACCTCATAACCCTTGCTAAGAAGTAGCTCAGCCAGGTATGAACCATCTTGCCCAGTAATACCAGTTATCAATGCACGCTTCATGCGCATTCAGAAACACTCCCAGCAATACGTGAGAAGTTCTTGTGCTTCTCAAAACGAATGATATCTTTAAACTTGTCCTGCAATACTTCACCCTTATGCGAAATGATGAAAGTATTTGTATTATCAATTGACTGTAGAAGCTTCATGAAATCATCGCATCCGTTATTGTCAAGTGATGCATCAAACACTTCATCAAGCAAAAGCAGATTGGTGCTTGCACTATTTTTCATCTTTGCAATAGCGCGCCAGGTAAAGAGTAGCGCAAGATCGATTCGCATCTTCTCACCCTCACTAAACGAGTCATAGGTAAAATCATCACGATGGCGCGATAGCAATCTTTCTTCAAAAGATTCATCAAGCTCAAACTTGACAAAGAAATCCATCATGGCCAGATACTTATTGACAAGCGAATTGATGATCGGGATATACTGCTTGATGATTCTAGACTTGATACCCGAGTCGCGCAGAATAACAGTTGCAACCTCAAGCAATTCTTTCTGCGTCATATGCTCAATTCGACGTTCATTTGTGGCCTTAAGCTTCAGTCGCAGGTCTTCAATACCGTCCGTATCAACTACAGGTCTAGGCTTCATGAGGTCTGCAATCTGACGCTGTAGAGTCCGTATCTCTCGATTGTCGGCCGCAATGTCAGTATTGACATGCGCAATTTGCTTGTTTAGACTTTGTATCTTTTCATTCTGAGTCTTGGCAGTAAGAAGTGTCTCACCCAAAGATGTGATATTACCAGACAGCTTATCTAGTGCCTGCTCAACTTCACTTGCGGTAGTTTTCTTGCTATTGATCTTTTCGACCTTTAGAGCTTCATCAATAGTCTGGCTACAAGTTGGGCAGCTATCGTTAGTCTCATAGAATTCAATCATCTTCAAAGCTTTGCTGCGCTTTTGCGAAAGAGTCTTTTCAAGTTCGCGCAGCTTAGTCATCTTCTCGCGCAGCATAACCTCGTCGATCAAATCAACCTTTTCAAGATCAATTTTAGTTTGCAATGCATCGATCATCGCATTCAGAGCTTCAATTCTCTGATGCAGAGTTTCAATATTGGTTTGAATTCTTTCGATGGTATCAATCTTGACTTGTTCATCATACTCATCGCGCGACTTCTGAATTCGAATCATTTCTTCGATTGAAGAAATCTCACGATCCACCAAGGTTAGCTCGCTCTTATTTGCGCTAACCCGATCCTTAAGCAGCGATGACATGGTCGAGAATACGCGAATGTCAAGCAGGTCTTCGATAACTTCGCGCCTGACAGATGTTGGCAACTGCATAAATGGCACAAATGAAGACGAACCCAAAATCACAATCTGGGTGAATGACTTCATGTTCATTCGAAGAATTGTGCGCTCAAGCATTTCTTGCTGATCGCGGCTAGCAGCCAGCTGATCCATCATCTTATCTGATTTGTATATCTCAAAGACGGCAGGCTTGATGCCCCGGCGCACAAGATAGCTCTCGCCAGATACCTCAAACTCAATCTCGACAACAGTATCACGACCGTTGATCGAATTGATTAGCTGATCCTTCTTAACCTTGCGAAAGGGCTTGCCATAAAGACCAAAGCATAGTGCGTCAAGTATGGTTGACTTACCAGCACCATTTGAACCGATGACAAGCGTGTTTTGATTTTTATCAAGCGCAACCTCGGTAAAGACATTCCCTGTGGACAGGAAATTCTTCCATCGCACCTTTCTAAAATGTATTGCCATGCTAGTCAGCAGACTCCATCATAATTGCTTCACTGTAAAGACCACGCATTAGCTTTTCTAGATTACCCTTATCAACACCAATCTCAAGGGCTTGAATATACTTCGACAGAATCGTTAGGGTATCTTCGGCTTCACTAAGCAGATCATCATCGCTAATCGAATCCATATTTCTATGGTCTTCAACAATCGACACATCTACTGGGCCAGTAGAGTATAGCTTACCCATGAATAGATCGAACAGATAAGGATTAGTCTTACCCTGAACGATTACCTTGACATACTTACCAGCTACATCAGGCGCGCTATCAAGAACCTTCTCTGTGCTTTTACCCTCATCGTCATACCAAACTTTCTTGAAGATGGTAAGTGGATTTTGAATGAAATCAAATTCACGAGTCTCGGTATCAAAAATATGAAACCCTCTCGGGTCATTACAATCTGACCAGATCATTTCATATGGCGCACCAAGGTAATAGATGTTACCCTTTCTCGACATATGATGATAGTGACCCGAGCATACGATATCAAATTTATCAAACGTCGCAGGCTCAAAGCCTTCATGAGAAGGCATGCCACGATACATGTCAAATCCCTTGACCTCAAGGTGACCCATTGCAATCTGGGCCTTAGTAGAATTCATAAGTTCTACGCTAGCCTGATAATTCTCTTGATTGATCCAGGGCAGAAATAGCATTTCGCAACCACCAATGGTCACCTCCGCAGGATCGGTGTAAAGCTTAATTCCATCGTTGCCCGCAAAAAGCTCTCGCATAGCATTGATATCGTTTGTGTTTTTATACGGAATATCGTGATTACCAACGAGAACGTGTACTTCATAACCTTGCATACGGTTGATAAAGTTTTCGCGCATTCTACGCAGCGTAACATACGAAATAAACTTACGCCTATCCACTACATCTCCAAGGTGGAGAATAGTCTTAATACCTAGCTTCTCCAGCGTCGGAAAGAAAACCTCATCATAGAACTTGATGAAATAATCTAAGAAATCCGAGCTATCATTTCTGACGCCGAAGTGCGTATCTGTAATAATGGCAATTTTCATACAGCTATTATACAGCATCCACCATGGTGTTGTCAATGGCTTTCTTACGCTTTTTCTTTTTGTGCTTACGGCTTTCGTCAAAGCTATTCATAAATCTTTCCATTTGCTCTTGCGACCATTCGCCATAGCTAACATCGTCGTTGAATTTTGACCCCGACCGCTTATCAGACTCTTGAACATCGCTCGTCTCATCTAAGAGATTTGCTCTTTCAATGGCCGCATACTTTGTATAGAGATACTTCTTTTCCTTTTGAATTCTGCGAAGAAAAGCAAAATATATGATTTGAGTGAAATATGCAAATGGGTTTTGAGATTTTGAGGGATCAAAATTATCAATATACTGCAAGCAGTTTTCTATGCCATCTGAAATCATCTCATCTCTAAAAGTATAGTTAGAGAAATTTGGCTTGTAAGCTAGATGGGTTGCAATCTTCATAATACACTCGCCGATGTATATCGGGACCCGTGGCTTAGGTCTTCCGGCAAGGCTAGCTTCTGCAACCGTCTTGCGATATTCAACCATGGCTGCGTATAAATCTGCATTTTTCACGTAGTGTTTTTTGCTTGACATTTTATGATCTCCTGGTATAATAGGCCTTGCCGTTTACAGGGTATACTACTTTATAGTAGACTCTTTTAGGTTTATGGTATGCATCTCATACTTAAACCCTTCTTGATTATACATCTTGATTCGTTCGATCAGATGATTAAGAGTATAATTTCTTGAAGTCTTAGTTGACATATCATCTGCGATATCGAATAGGGTGCAAGAATCCTTTGTATCACCCTTTCTAAGCCCACGACCAATTGACTGAAGGGTTCTAACCCTACTCTTGGTAGGCGATGCAAATACCACATTGTGAAGATTACGAATATTGATACCTGTGCTAAAGGTGCCGTATGAGGCCACAATAATATTATCATCACCAGTTTCAGCTAGTGTGCGAATATTATCACGGTCTTCAGCTTCTGTACCACCATGCACAAAGGATACCTTCTTACCATTAGCTCTGGCATTGATCATGTCATATAATACTTCGCCGTGTTTTTCTACGAGAGAATATAGTATAAGTGTATTACCTTTTAGAGACAGAGCCAGATTTCTGATGAAGCGATTCCTTGCATCGCTGGATACTATACGATCAATCTCATCTTGGTATGAGGCCTCGCGCGAAAGTGCTTGCTCATGCTTAAGCACAAGCACCTTGATGGCAAGGTCTGCAACATGACCAGCATCCATAAGATCCTTGGTCTTTACCAGGCGCTCAACTTTACCAAACAGACCTTCAAGCACTAGCTCATTGACTTCTGCGCCGTCAAGTGTACCAGTCATACCAAATCGATACTTGGTGGTTGGCATCTTTGTCATAATACCAATTAAGCTTTTAGCTTTGAATAGGTGCGCTTCATCACCAATGACAGTATCAAACTGCGAGAAAAACTCCTCACCCATTTCATAGACGGATTGCCATGTTGATACGGTCACGCCGTCAGATGCAACCTTTTCTTGCCCGCCTCTGATACCGTGAATAGGTCCAATGTATCCGTAATCTTGGAAATCTTTGACCATCTGAATAACTAGAGATACCGTAGGTACCACAATCAAAGTCTTTCCGCCAAACCACTGGCTAATAAGATAAGCAATCATTGACTTACCGCTAGCCGTAGGTGAGATAAGAACCGCGCGCTTCATGCGAATGGCCAAAGCTAATGCTCTAATCTGATAGTCTCTAGGTTCTACTGGCAGTTTTAGGTCTTTGATAAAGTCTTGTATCTCCAGTAGAGATACACCGTCTTCAGAGATAAGATCGTCATCTACTGTGACATCATAACCTTCATTCTCAAGAAATGATCTGAGGTTATGGGCCAGTCCTGCATACATGCTATAGTTTCTTGAATTGAATAGGCGCACTTTGCCGTCCCATACCTTGCTTCGATATGATGGCATAAATTTTGCACCGGGTACTTCAAATGTAAATCTTTCGGATACTTCGCGCGCGATGGATTGGGAGCACTCAAGGCGCATGAAAGATTCATCAACCTTGTATATGTGCACCCGTTCCGTCATTTCATCCCCACTGTCAGTCGGCGCCAATCAATTACATTCTTGATCTGGAAGCCTCGATTATTAATTGACTTCATAATTTCTTCTAGAACCAATACGCATTCTTGATGCATACCAAGAGTATTTTCAAGCTTGATCATTGTTGGATCATTTGTAATCCGATCTTCAACATCACCGCGCAAAACGCGTTCCATAAATTGCTCACGACCCAGCTTTGCTAGATCATCTTCTGTAGCTTTACCAGTATAATATGCAGTTAGCAATCTAGTAAGTGTCTTTTTACTAGATGTAAATTCACGGACCTTACCTCTCTCCTTTGAGAGTAGCGCAAGATACTTACCGTGAAGCATTGGAACCTTGATACTTTCAAGGTCCAGATTTAGGTCATCCAGCTTTGTGTCGCTGGCCCACATATTGAGGATTTCTTGTGTCGTCATGATCTAGCCAACATACCAGGTTTCAAATCAAATGTACAGAATTAAATTCGCTCTAGTGTATATTTTCTATAAGAAAATGTAGCAGTTGCTTCTAGGTAATC